CTGGGATCGTGTGCCAGATCCCTTAATCGCCAACACAGTGTTTAAACAAGACACACCTGTGTTACAAAAAACTTATACAGAACCAGCTAACACCCTTCCTTGGATGTAAACAATGAAATATACAAAAGAAATCACTGACCGTATCATACAACAGTATAAAGATAAGGTGCCGGTAAAACAAATTGCAACAGAAATTGATGTACCAGAAAGATCGGTTATAGCAAAATTAAGCTCACTTGGGGTTTATGAGAAAAAAACTTATACAAACAAGCGTGGCGAGCTGCCGGTGAAAAAATCGGAGCATATTGACAGGATTGCAGAGCTCTTGGAAGTTGACGCAGAGATCCTAGAATCGCTGGAAAAGGTAAACAAAGGGGTACTCAAGTTAATTGAACTTAAATTGACTGAAGCTGACCCTAAACCGTTATAATCGGACTTAATTCGCGTATATTGCCCCAATCGAGAGATAATGGGGCTTTTTTACGTCTGTACGGTTTAGGGTCAAAATCTGCAACCAGACCAGTTTGCGACAACTTAGGGTCAGATAATTGAAAAACCACTTGACAATTGAACTCCCACTGGGATAAAATGGCGCAGGCAGGTCGATAATTTCGCTGGTGGGTTATTTTAAGCAAAACAAAAGCCCCCAAAGTGGCGAACTAAGGGGGCTTTTGAACTTGCGCTGTTTTTAACTCTGATCAGGAACCTTACTGCCAAGTAACCAACTTGGACTCTTACTGCCTGACCCTAAATCGCGGGAGCCCAAAGTGTTGTGGTTAATGCTTTGGTTTATACGGCTAGGGGAGATTGTGATTTAATACGGTTGACTCCGACTGGATAATTTTACAACCATCCGCAGCTTGGGGTTGTTTCTAGTTTAGTCGTGACCCGATCATAGTGGAGCGGAGCCTTAGGTATAGGGTAGGCTACCTAGGAGTTACTCTTTACCTAACACCAACAAGTGGTACTCGCTAGGGATTTCGTCCTGACCCTAAACTGCAACAGACGTGTAGTTGGGAGACTACAGCAAATCTATCGCGACGGCTTAGGGTTTCGGTCCCATTTAAAACTGTGTGATATCCGTATTAATCCTGCTCTGGGTGATTGCAAGGATTGGCCACAGTTTAGGGTCGGACCATCGTCAGAGGGTTACCCAAATAGGTTGGCGAGCGGGCGATTTACCGCTCATCAAGTTTTTATCAAGGACGAGGTCCTGGCTCTAAACACCATATTACTAAGGGCTGTGGCTCGGAACTTGCCCACAATTAAGACGTATCTCCAAAAGAGCTTGCTATATGTTTTATGCTCTGAAGTCCGCTGTCGCCCTATCTAATTTATATAATAATTATACGATAATTTAAATAGTAAATCAAGTAAAAAATAACAGTCGTTGCAACTAGACAGCTTACAATATGGAGACGCATTGCTCATTGGTTTGGGTAAGTGTTCTTGTGCAGACGGGTTGATTTGTTAATCTTTCTATTAACCCTTCCCGACTGTATATAATAATTATACAATAAAATGGGTCATCAATCAAGAGAAGATTTTCTGACCCTAAGTTGCATCAAGCCAAGCGGCTTGCCAACAGTTCGAGTGCTTCGTGGGTAGCCTTTTCAAGGCTTTCCAGTACTTCCTCACTTGCGCCGACCTTAGCGGCGATTTGTGCCACCAGTTCGGATTTTTTAACACGGGTAACACCCGAGGCCTTGCTCTTGGCTTGGTAAACGCCCTCACGAGAAAGTTTGGCAACCACCGAGCGAGTGGACTTACCCAAGAGGGTAGCCAGTTGCTCGACAGTTTCACCTGCTTGGTAGCCACTCACGAGAGCAGCAGTTTGTTCGGTGGTGTAGTTGGTTTTGGTAGCTTCAGTCATCATATGTCCTTTAGTTGGTTTCTGCGCTGTTTAAAGAATAATTATATCACTAGAACGGAACATCGTCAAATTCAAAAAATTCAATCTGTGTGTTGGTATTACCAACTTTTTTCGATAGCTCTGCTTCCACGAATTCTTGGAACCACAGCTCCTGAGTTAAGCTGAAAAAATCGGTGTCTGACATGTGCCGTTCCCTCCTGTTGATATAACAATTATACAAAATTCAAAAAAAGTTTTCAAATTATTAATTTTGCACTTGACTTCGCACTGGCGCGGAGCACATGCTTGATTTTGCACTTGACTATCCACTGGCGCACAGCCGTAACGTGCTTGAATTTGCACTTGATTGTCCACTGGCGCAGAGCGCACCTAAGTAGGTCAAAAGTACTCAATTTCATATGGTGGCATGACGTTTCATATTGTGAAATTTTCTGGTAATTTTTAATTTTGCATTTATAATTATTAATTCATAATTATGGGCGTGGCGCAAGAATCGTGCCAGGTTGCGAGAAAACAACATAGGGGAAAACACCTACAAAATAATTCTTGACACGCAGGCCAAAATTATGGTATAATTTTGGCGCAGCAAAATGTAATACTTTTGTTTCCAAAAAATTCTGCAAACAAAAGTATTACATTTTCAGGCACAAAAAAGCCCCTACAAAATGCAGGGGCTTTGTAAGCCTTTCGGCTTAGATTGGCTTGGAATTTGCCAAGGCTTCAAAAATTGCACGAAGTGCATTTTTATTGGCTTTTGTAAGCGATTCAATATCATTTTCGGGCATTTTCAAAATTGCCCCGATTGCATCGGCGTGGGCGTCTTTTTTGACCACGGCTTCGCCAGTTTTGGTTTTGTATTCTTTTGCCTTATAGACTTTTTCACGCGACAATTTTGCAACCACAGAGCGCACAGTTTTGCCCATGCTCTCGGCGATTGTTTCCACAGTCACGCCCGATTGATAATCGGCAACCATTTTTGCAGTTTGCTCGGGAGTGTAATTAACAGATTTGCTAGTCATTTTCATTTTCCTTTAAAATTAAATTATACCACAGATTTTCAGATTTTCAAGAGATTTTTTAAAAAAAGTTGTTGTAAATTCCCAACAAATTTGCAATAAAAAAAGTACCATTCAAAACGCCAAGGGCTTTATCACGTTTTACAAAAGCCACGCAAAGCCAAGCCAAAGAACCAAAAGTAAACAAAACATAGCCGATTTGAAACATTTTGGTTGCAACAGCAAATGAACCCAAAATACTTGCAACAGTACCGAACCAAGAAACAAAAGTAATCATTTTCTAGAAATCTCCATTGTGTGATAAAAATCTGGTTTAAGCCCATATTTTACCATAATTTCACGCCATTTTTGACCATGCCCACAAATTAATTCAGAATCTCCGAATAGGTCAAAATCGGCTTGATGAATAATCTCATGCGGCAGAATTTGTGAAACCATTTGTTTGCAGTAATTATCGGAATGTAAGAAAAATTTATAACCAATTTTGACAATTCTGTCGTCTTGGTGACACATTCCAGCGGTACGCCACAAACGCCCGCACAATTTAATTGTGGGCGGGTTAAAATTGCATAATTTAGGATAAATTTCGCAAAGCGAATCCCAAATAATTGCAGTCTCAGCAATTAGCAGTTTTTCGAGTGTTTTTCTTTCCATGCGTAAATTATACAACAAAAAAGCCCAAAAATAATAACCCTACAAAAAATAAGTTAATTTATTTTGCTTGACACGCACCCCAAAATTATGGTATAATTTTGGCGCCGCAAAATGTAATACTTTTGTTTCCAATTTTTTCTGGAAACAAAAGTATTCATTTTATTTTTGGCAAAATAAAAAGCCCCGAAGGGCTTTTTAAAAATGTTAACTTTTGTTTCTTGTGGGTTTAATTTTGTAAAACAAAATAACCAAAAGAAAAATCAGATTAGCAGTATAATTGAAAACCAAAGGCCACAAAAGTGTTGGCAAAACGTAAACAAAAGTAAACACCTCACCAAAAAACCACATTCCCAAAAATCCCCATGTTAAGCCGTCAGAATTTTTTGTGCGGTAACTTTCCACGGCTTGAGGCAAACCGCAAAACGCAAAAAGAACAGAACCAAGCCAGCCGATAATTTCCATTTTTAACCCCTATAAATTTCGTCTACTGTAAGTGTATTATACCACGATTCAAAAGAAAATTCATCATTTAATTTTTTATCGTTGTATAAATGCAACAGCAAGGCAAAACACCACAAAATTCTCATGTTATTAAATGTAACCCTTTCGGGTTACATTCCTAGTTTACTTGGCTTGAAAGTGGTCACGGGTTTGAAATTCGCGCCAGTTGTAAGGTGTTACCTTTTGTTTCCAATCGCGTTTTTTGATAATCTCGCGTAAAATCGGCAATTCAAAATCGCGCGCATCTTCGAGCGCGGTATGCGGTTCATCTTTAAAATCGCCAGTAATAAAACCGCAAACAATCTCGGCGTTTGTTTTGAAAGTCATATTGCCAAATTCAGTCGGGGCATTGAACGCATGATTTTCTAGGCAAAATTGTTTGAATTTTTTAGTATTGCAAACATTACCAACAGCCGCTTGCCACAAACAAAAGTTCTCAGAAAAGCCGTCTAAGTTAATACCTGTGTTTGCGCATTTTGATTTGTCAAAAGCCAAATTGTAAGCGGTCAAAGTTGGGTTATACTTGCCGATGGCTTGATTAACCCAGTTATTGATTGCAGAAACAGAAGCTAACATTCTAGAACCAGAATTAAGCATTTCGTTGTATTTTGCGCGTTTGTCTTTGGCATATTGCAACGACCACAAACCTTTGGCATTTTTATCATAAAATAATTCGTGCGCGTCAAATTCGTTTTTTACCAGAACCGCGCATTGATTGTAAATTTTGCCTTCGCGGTCACAAATTACAATCGCAAAATCGGCCACAGTGTCGGCAATAGTGGTTTCAGTGTCAAGAATCGCAAAGAATTGTTTTTTAGCCATTTTGTTTCCAATTACCGATACAGTCGGAATTCGCTGATTGATTCTTTTGAACCAATGAAAAGATTATACAACAAAAACCAGAAAAAATCCGATTTTGACCAAAAATAAATAAAATATTTATTTTGTTGTATTTTGGCGAAATTAGGGTTTACCCTATTGACTCCCGCGCAATTTTACTAGTAAAATTGGCGCCTTTGGAAACAAAAGTATTCATTTTTAAAATGTTACCTTTTGTTTCCAAAAAGAAAAGCCCCTTTCGGGGCTTGGGTTAGTGGCCTTGAACGCTTGGCACATACACGCCGCGAATATTAAACCTATCACAAACGGCCTTTAGATAGCTAATATTATCTTCGTAAAAAACAAATTCAGCATTTTTGAAAGTTACCAAATTAAAGAATTTTGTCAAGCCATTAATTTTTAGCGTTTTGCCTGAAATATCCGAACCCTTGGGGCGTGAGATAAAATAATCGGGCATACCCAAAATATTTTCTACAAATTGCCAATCTGGGTCATTCATCACGCGAGCCGTGGCAATAATAACATAACAATTTTCGTCTGCTAAGTCTTGGCGGTATTGTTCAAACATGGGGAGCAAACCATCATCCATCGCGCGGTATTCATTTTCGCGCCAGTGGTCTAAGTCGATTCGCGTACCATTTTCATCTGTGATTGTGCGGTAGCGGTGGCTTGAATCGACAATCGTACCATCCATATCATAAATTGCAACGCGTGAGATTTTAGCCATTTTATTTGCCCTCAGAAAAGAATTGTTCAATAGCCGAATTATACTCCACAATGGTAGCAAAAGCAAGCCCGTGGCGGTCACAAAATCTGTGAAATCGGTTTAATTGGGTTTTAGTGTATTTTGTTTTCATGTGTTTATTATAGCAACAAAAACGGCAAAAAACCATTTTCATCATTGAAAAAATTAATCGGGGCGATAGCGAAAATAAATCGCAAAACCCTTGACAAGTCCCAAAATTATATGGTATAATTTTGGCGCCTCAAAATGAGAAACAAAAGTTCTCATTTTGAAACGGGAAACAAAAGTATTAAAAAAGAACGCGCGTATCTTCTTCGTTCAAAGTTACGGGATCGCCATGCTTCGCCAACAAAAGCAATTTTTTAGCGTGGTCTAAGTCGCCCCAAGCGTATTGTGAGCGCCAGCCCCAACAATCGGAATTATCTAGCGCCTTAATTGCTTGCTCGCGTGTTGGCCAATAAAACCCGCGCCAGCCCAGCGAACGGCTCGCCATTTCTTTAGCAATAGCCTTTTCATCCCGTTTTTCACGATGTGCCAAAATTTGAGAAATTACGGCTTCGCACGCCGCGATAACCTTTGCCGAATCCATTACGATAGTTGCCATTTTAAACCCCTTATTCCCAAGTTTGGAATTTTAACATAAATTCGCGCAATTCGCCAGCACGTTTCATTTTTAAATATTCTGGGTTTTCGTCAATCATTAAGAATGACGGCATTTTGTCCTGAACCATATCATTGAGCTTTTCAAAAAACCAGTTTGGAATTGTCACAAATACCAAGCAAAGCGGCAAAACAAAAGCAACGGCAAAAACAAATTTTAGCGCATTTTGCCAGCAATAGAAATATTTGAATTTTGTAATCTGCCAGTTTGCATAGCGAATTTGCCAGAATTTTTTAGTGAAAATTGCCATTTTATGCCCCTAAGAAAAGAAGAAAAAGAAAACCGAAAAAAATCACGTTTGGTAAAATCATTTTAAACCCAGTCAAAAAGAAACAATATCAACATTATAGCACGTTTTGAAATAGTTTCGCCAAGCGGTAAAACCAGAATCAGTATCATGCCCCAAATCTCGGTCAGTTTCTAATTGCCAAGCGTGGACATATTCATGCGCTAATGTGGTAAACAAATCTTCATCTGTCTTAACCTCAGAAGTCGCAATGCGAATTCTATGCGAGAATTTTTTACCAGAGATTTTATAACCCTCATACATACCCATACACGAATCACCATCAAAGCGCAAAACCTTAGTTTTTGAAAGATTGATTCGTGATTTTAATTTGAATTCATCTTGCAAGATTAATTCAAAGAGTCGCATTGTATCAGATTTTATCATTCTCAAAGTCCAATCTGTGAAAAAAGCCAGTCGTCAAATTCTGTATCAGTCCAAACCCATGCAGGGCATGAATTCATTATAGCATCATAGTATGCGCCCGACATACCCCAAATTGCATAAATTCTGTCTTGTTTGTTCATGTGATTATTATACATCAAAAAAGCAAAAAAGTTCAAGTGTGTAAAAATACAACATTAGGGGAAATACCTATTGACAACCCCCAATTTTATGTGATAAAATTGGCGCCTCCAACCGCAAACAAAAGTATTCGTTTGCGGTTGGAAACAAAAGTATTAAACTTTTTCGGCCTTGATAAAATCGGCAATCTTTGCCAATGCTACCTTGTTAGCCTTAGTGAGCGATTCTGTATCCGCTTCAGTCAAGCCCAAAGCCTCACCGATAAAATCAGCATGAGCATCTTTTTTAACAACAGCCTCACCCGTCTTAGTGGTGTAAGTCTTAGCGACATAAACCTTTTCGCGTGAAAGTTTCGCAACAACAGAGCGAACAGATTTACCCAAAGCCTCAGCGATGGATTCAACAGTTGCGCCCTGAGCATAATCAGCAACCATTTTAGCGGTCATCTCTGGGGTGTAGTTTACAGTTTTTGCAGTCATTTTATTTTCTCCTGAAAGGTCAAGGGTTAAGGTTTCATCACGAACACAAAGTATAGCACAAAAGGCAGAGCGATGCAAGCCGCAAAACCGATAGCGTCTATAAATTCTTTTTTAGTCATATATCACATCCAAAATTTGATTGTTCATTATAACATAATAAACAACAGTAGAGAAGCCCACATCACACATAAATGTATTGTCACGGGTACGCTTGATATTACGAGCGTCTGCTTGGTTTGCAAGGATTAGCTCGCTTGCCTTAGTGAAGTCTTGTTTCGTTTCCATGTGATTAGTATATCACAAAATTAGACCTTGCCAAGTCTTTTTACAATTATTTTCTAGGTGTTTACCCTAAGTAGTAGAAGGTTTACATATGTAGTACCTTTGTTTGCAGAATATATTAGAAACAAAAGTAGTAGACAGGGCGGTTATCAGACACGCTTTTTCACACACGCCAGTGGACCCACCCACATGCGGCCTATGAGGTATTTTTTCAAAACACAATAAGGTGCGCATGAAACACGCGCCCAGCGCTTGACCCTAAATCGCTATAATTGACCCAACCTGCCCACGTCCTCCCAAACCCTCCCAAACCCTCCCAACTACCCCAAACTACCTTGCATAAAAATTTTCAACTTGCCCACCTACCCCCAACCTGATATAATAGTCGAAAAGGAATCTACCTATGACACAAAACCTACCTGCCGAAACGGTCAGAATTGCCCCCGAGGCCCTGGAAGTAGCCAATTGCTATCTTCAACTAAATGATCCCCGAGCCGTGGCCTCCGAATTGGACTTGGATGTTGAAACCGTAACGGAGTACCTAAAACGCCGTGAAGTCAAGGCTTATATTGATAGTGTATTTTTTGATTCGGGCTACAACAACCGATTCTTGATGCGACGTGCCATGGACGCACTTATCAAGCAGAAGTTTGCCGAGCTTGAAGAAGCCCAAGCCGGATCGCAAAAAGATATATCAGAACTCTTAGCGCTATCGCATAAGATGAGCATGGACTTACTAGACAAAGAAATCCAGTTAGAGAAAATCCGTTCGGGAACTGGGCCTCAAAAGCAAGTAAACGTTCAAATCAACGAAGGCCTGGACGGCAGCAAATATTCGCAACTTGTTCAGCGATTGATTACTGGTGAAGGGGTCTAATGTTAACTATTAGCCGACCTGACGTCGAGTGCGATGCCATTACCGAATTCGCGCCACAGTCACGTTTTATTAAACTACCGATTGTTAACTACTTAAAGCTCCTAGACATTTATGATTCGATTAATCGTCCACAGGTTGCCTTAATTAACGCAGTCAATGACCCTAAGTACCGTTTTATATGTGCTGCGCTTGCGCGCCGATTAGGTAAAACGTACATTGCAAATATTATTGGCCAATTAGTGACCCTAGTCCCAGGCTCCAATGTACTAATCATGTCGCCAAACTATAACTTATCAGGAATTTCGTTTGAGCTACAACGTAAACTAATCAAGCACTTTGACTTAGAAGTTTCCCGTGATAACCTAAAAGACAAAATCATTGAACTTGAAAATGGTTCGACGATTCGCATGGGTTCGTTAAGCACAGTTGACTCTTGTGTTGGACGCAGCTATGACTTAATTATATTTGACGAAGCTGCTTTAGGTTCGGATGGTGAAGCTGCATTTAACGTTGCGCTACGTCCTACCCTAGACAAGCCCAATTCAAAAGCCATATTTATTTCAACTCCTCGCGGTCGTAATAACTGGTTTAGTCAATTTTGGAATCGTGGATTTAATCCAGACTTTCCAGAGTGGGTCTCCTTACAAGCTGACTATTCCGAAAACACTCGCATGGCTGAGTCGGATGTTGCTGAAGCCAGACGTTCAATGTCAAAAGCTGAATTTGAGCAAGAATATCTTGCCAGTTTTACAGTGTTTGAGGGTCAGATCTATGCACTATCGGAAGCATCCATTGAGCAAATGCCAGAAGATACTAAGGGCGAAGCCATTGCTGGTTGTGACCCTGGCTATCGCGACGCTACCGCATTTGTGGTAATGATATATGATTTTAATAGCGATTGTTTTTGGATTGTTGATGAATACTTGGAAGCTGAGAAAACCACTGCCCAACATGCTGAAAGATTTCAGGAGCTTTGTGCAAAGTGGGGTGTTGAAGTAATTTTCATCGACTCGGCTGCTGCACAATTTGCTGGCGACCTTGCATACCAGTACGATTTGTCGACCACTAAAGCCAAAAAAGATGTGCTACCCGGAATTGCCTATGTGCAAACTTTGGTGGCACAAAATAGGCTGAAGATTGCTCCTCATTGTACAAATACCATAGCAATGTTTGACCAATATCGCTGGGATCAACGTGAAAACTTGCAAAAGGAACGCCCGCTGCACGATGAATATTCACACATGGCCGACGCTGTTAGATACGCACTGTATACTTATACTGTCTAGGTATGAAAAATATTACCTTGACATTTTTCTGCCTATAGAGTATAATACTAGTTATTGCACCAAGCATGCTTAGAAAAAGTTCTAGGCATAAAGGAATAAGATGACACAAGAACAATATAACAATTTATTACAAAAAGCTTTTGCGTCAGAATATGCGTTCTACCTAAAAGCGCAGAACTTTCACTGGAACGTTGAAGGTTACTTATTTCCGCAGTATCACGAATTTTTTGGCCACATCTATGAAGAAGTTGCTGGCTCTATTGATACGTTTGCCGAACAGCTAAGAGCTGCACGAGTTTATGCTCCTGCCGCCTTTACGCTTCTAGAAGAACTATCAGATGTACGCGGTCAAACCGGTACGATCGATGGTATGCAGATGACACAAGAACTATTGCTAGACAGCGATATGTTAGCAGAAATGTTTAAAACCGCATTTGTAGCTGCTGAAGAAATGGGTGACTACGGTCTATCAAACTTCTTTGCAGATCGTCAAGATGCACACCGTAAACACTCTTGGATGTTGCGCTCAACATTAAAGTAAATGGCTAAAAACACAAACAAACGGATACCAGTAAAATGGGTACGTGATCGAGCTAAAGCAGCTTATGAAAAGCAAGACCACTGCTGTATCTGTGATACCTCGGTTGATCTTGAACTACATCACCTACACTCCGTTACCATACTGTTGGAAAGATGGGCCGAACAAAAAGGCTATGACATTTCTACCGATGATGGTATTCTAGCTGTAAGAGACGAGTTTATTGCAGAGCATCATGACGAGCTGTATGTGCAGGTTTACACCCTTTGTAATCCTCACCACGTTGCGCTTCATGGTGTTTATGGTAAAGCTCCAAAACCTGGTTCAGAACCGAAACAGGCTCGATGGATCGAGATACAGCGTGAAAAACATTTAAACGGTGGCCGTGCCATACCCAAAACCAGTTCAGGCAGTTTTTTCTCAGAATTTATCTAAAGGGAAATTATGAACTGGATTACAAAAAGTACTAGTTGGGTTCGCGAAAAGCTTAACCCAGCTCAGGTAAGAATTGCACAAGAAAACGGTAGTCGCATAGGTACTACCGCTAAAATCGGATATCAAACTGCTTTCCAAAAGCTTGAGTCCGTAAATCGTTCAGTCAACATGCTAGTGTCTGCGTGCGCTAGTTTGGACTACGATGTAAAAGATAAAATGAATGATGGTGTTGTTAACGGTATTCGCCAAAAACAACTAATCAATTTACTAAACTTTAGACCTAACCCATACCAAAGTGCACAAGAGTTTCGCATGGCGATATTCCAAGACTTGGTACTAGAAGGTAACGTATTTATACACTTTGACGGTGTATTTATGTACCACCTTCCAGCAATTAACGTACAAATAATGCCAGATACTAAAACGTATATTGCTGGCTATTTATACCAAGGTTTAACGGAGTTTAAAGAGTCGGAAATATTCCACTTTAAAGACATTAATTCTAAGTCTATCTACCGCGGTAGTTCAAGACTTGAAGCAGCAGATCAGTCGATTAATCTGCTATATTCGATGAAAGAATTCCAAGACCAGTTCTTTGACAACGGTGCCGTGTTCGGTCTAGTACTAACTAGCGACAACACACTTTCACAAGTTGCCAAAGAAAAGACTATTCAGTACTGGTTACAAAGATATAGTGCTAAAGCAGGCGGTAAGCGCCCAGTTATCTTAGATAGCGGACTTAAGCCACACTCTATATCAAATACGAATTTCAAGGACATGGACTTCGATCAGTCGATGAGTACCCATGCCGAGACTATTATGCAAGCAATCGGCGTACCTCCTATCTTATTGCAAGGTGGTAACAATGCTAACATTAGTCCAAACTTAAGATTATTTTACTTAGAAACGGTAATGCCTATTGTTAGACGTTTTACGTCAGCACTAGAAAGATATTACGGTTATGACATTGAAGCAATCACAAGCTCAGTTTCCGCACTACAACCAGAATTAAAAGATATTGCTGCATACCACTCAACACTAGTTAATGCAGGAATTATTACTGCTAACGAAGCACGACAAGAATTACGTTATCCTGTTATCACAGGCCATGACGATTTAAGAATACCTGCAAATATTGCAGGTTCAGCTGCTAATCCAGCTCAGGGAGGACGTCCCGCCTCCACTAATGAATAACAAGGGGTAATATGGTAGATAAAAATAAAGTACTTACGCTAACAAGTACATTCACAAAAAGTGGCGATCTACCTACCAAAGGCGACATTATTGATTCTATCATGATCGAAGGTTACGCAAGTACCAACGACGTTGATAGGCAAGGCGATATTGTACCGACCAGTGTTTGGGAAGCGGGTATGAAGAATTACTTGAAAAATCCAGTAATTCTTGCCTATCACGAACATTGCGAGCCAATCGGTAGGATGGTAGAACACAAGATTGACGAAAAGGGATTATGGATTAAAGCCAGAATCTCAGCGGCAGCGGAAGATGTGTTCAGTTTAGTAAAAGACGGCGTATTAACTGCGTTTAGTATTGGATTCCGCATCGTAGATGCTGAATATAATGCTGCAGCAGAGCTGTTTGTAGTGAAAGAACTGGAATTGCACGAAATATCTGTTGTGTCAGTACCAGCGAATCAAAATACAATTTTCAGTCTTTCTAAAGCATTTAATACTGCTGAAGAATTTAAATCTTTCAAAATGCAATTTGCACCCAAAAGCGAGTCAGCTAAAGGGCTAGAATCCTCTACGGAAGCAAAAAGCGATATTAATAAGGAATGGAACATCATGGATCCAAAAGAACTAGAACAAATGTTGGCAAAAGCCGCTTCTACAGCTGCTGAGCAAACCGCAAAGGCACTAGCTGAACAGCAAGCCAAATCTGCAGCTGAACAAGCTGAAAAACAAAAACAACAAGCTGAATTTGACGAAAAAGTCAAAGCAGCGGTTATCACATCAGGTCAATCTGGTGCTGAGAAACTAATGGCTGAAGTTGAAAAACGTCTAGCCGATGCTAACGAATCTACTAAGTCAGTTATCGCTGGTTTAGAAACTGCTCTAAAAGAAAAAGCAGCTGAAATCGAAGCAATCACAAAGTCAAAAATGAGCTTTGCTGACGGCAAAAATGCTGGTGGCATGCAATATGGCGACAAAGAAAAGGCTGTTCTATTAGCTAAAATGGCTGGTAAGAGTTTAGAGTCTACAGCTTTTGGCCGTGATATGGTTCAAAAGTACGGTGCACACGTACCAAGCGCTACATGGGAAATGGAAGTTTCTTTAAATCTAGAATCTGAAGTTCGCCGTCGCTTAGTTGTTGCTCCATTGCTACGTAACATTACGATGCAAACTAACGTTATGACTATCCCTGTTAACCCAGAAGCTGGTGTTGCAACATGGGTAACTAACGCACAGTTCGGTACAGCTCCAGGCGCTCTAGGTGCTGCAGGTGCTTCAGCAGGTGCTACACAAACTCAGCAACTAAAAGAAATCACGTTAAACGCATATAAGATTGCTACTAACGAATACACAGCTTACGAAGAAGAAGAAGATAGCTTGATCGCTATTATGCCTATCATTCGTGACGCTATGATTCGCCGTGTTGCTCGTGGTGTTGACCGTGCGTTCCTACGTGGCGCTGGATCCGGTGCTGACCCTGTTAAAGGTCTAGTAGCTGCCGACGTTGCAAGCGCTGTTACACTAGATATTAGTGATAACGCAGTTGC